ACATCCACTTCAACTTCTGTGTAGATAGTTTTGTACATGTCAATACGTTTCTTTAATAATTTTAAATTCAGTCTCTGGATACTTTGCTTTAAATTCTTCAGTTTTAACATAATCGTTAAAATCTTTTGCATTAAAAAACATGCGATGAAAAACCGATTTATGGTCCTTTGTAGTTACTGTTAAGTAAACTGATTTTGCTTTACCTGCCATTATTGCACCGCTTTCACATAGTGTAGTCTGGTCACATCGTTTTGATGCTTCCAGTGTTTGTTGCAATCCTTAACTTTGGCTTTTACTATAACAGCAGGCCCTAAATTAAGATCCGTTTTATTCATCCAAGATACCATCTTATTGTTTATTATAGCATCTATATTGTATCCGTCAAAGTTTTTTGACTTAACTGAGGAGATTATTTCCGCATCCAAATCTATAATAGTGCTACCAATTTCTGCCAAATAGCCTTCTTCAACAGTTCGTGCGGCTTGCTTAACTTTGGTTTGAGCAACATCACGATGGTATACGCTGGGCAAACAAGCCACATAACCAAATTGATTTTGTTTAACGGTGTCGTTACCTAATATTGTGTTTATGTTAGTTTGAAAATCGTTTTCGCCTTCAATGGCGCTAAACATGAATTTACGAAAATGTCGTTTTATTTCCTTTGCCTGTGCTACATCATTAGGCAGGACCTTGAGCGGCATAGGTGCATCTTTTGGATCAGCTGTCCAAATGGTATGATCCAATGTGCAGAGCATCAGCATTTTGTTGCTCTGTTTATAATACATGAAGACGCTGTCTTCAGCATAAACATTTTCTATTTCTTTGAGATAAGCACCATTGATTCGCTGAGCCGCACAAGCCAGCTCTAGAACTTGTTGGGTTGGAAATTCTTTATTGGCCATTGTCTACTCCTAATATCTTATACCTAAAGTTTTACGTCCTGGAGTTCTTCCGTTCTCTTTTACAAACACATTTCCTTTATAGGCATGACAGCATTTACATAGCGTCTGTAGATTCTCTGGATCATTATTAGAAGGATCTTCGTCTTTGTGGTCTACATCTAACATGCCGTCCCAGGCGATGGTTGTAGTACAATTATAACCTAATCGTCCGTCAATATTTTCACAATAATCTTTTCTATATTGTCTATAAGGATGTTTGCTGTTCAACCATTCTGTAGCAGAATTAAATCCCTCTTTATGGGCGCAAACATCATTTACATTCTGTACCCACGATGCTCCTGTTTTTTTAGCATATCGTTTGGCAGTATTAATGTCGTGACATTCCTGGCATACTGGTCTATAAATAGGCCTACCACTAGTCCAGTGCCAGTTTGATACTTGTTTAGGATTTGAGCACCCTTTAGTTTCGCAATCAGGATGATCTAATTCACTATAACGAGGATGAGGCTTTCGCTTTATTCCTTGCGTCATAGCAATTTCTCTCGCTACCGGATGACTAAATTGATTAAGTTCCTTGATAGTGTAATACGCCATATGGGCTTTCTTAGTTAATATGCAAGTATTTTATAAGAAAACAGCGTCCGTGTCAATCTTTTGTAAACGTATATAGACTTTTTTAGCTAGTTTTTTGAGCAACGGGTCATTGATATCACCAAATTGTCCAAAATAAGCCGCTAAGTTTGGACTAACATATCTGCCATTGAATTTTAATTTGGCAAGAGCCGATGCCTTACACAGCAATCTCAATGCTCTGAATTTTCCCAAAGAGCGACAAAGTTCAATAGCGATACTTAATGCGTAAGCGTCGAGCTCATCGTCTTCTGCTAGGTAATCTTTATAGGGCGATTTGACATTTTCAGCGTATACGTGATGTTTGCGTTTTATGCTTTGTCGTTGATGTTTGTATTCGTGTACTGTGGCATCAAATATCTGTGTTAAAAATTCTGTCGTATGCTTTTGATCCCATATAGCAGATTTTTCAAAATTGTGATGCACTACCACTTCAATTGGGGTTTCTTTGTTTCTGTCATCTTCAGAATCGTAATATGCATTGATATAAAACTCCTCTGTACCGAGATGTTTGTCTCTATCAGATTTTATTTTGAGATCAAATCCACGTCCGCGAAACTCTCTACGTAGCATGGTCAACAGGTTTTGAAAACTTACTCCGCGCTTGCTGTTATGCCTAACTTGATTGCAAACAGAAGATACCGTTTCCATTACTGTGTTCATTTTATAACCTATATGTTACACGACCCTTTGATAAGTCGTAAGTGCTCATTTCCACTCGGACCTTATCGCCTAAAATAATTTTAATTTTGTGTTGTTTTAATCTGCCGCCCAAATAGGCCAATATAATATGCTGGTTATCATCCAGCTGTACCCTATACATATTACCAGGTAATACTTCAGTGACTTGTCCAGTCAGTTCCAGTAAATCGTCCTTACTCATACTTTGCTAATGATCATTTTTCCATCTTCCACTTGAATGTTAAGTGTGTCGCCTTCTACCCAACCCTGTGCTTCGCAAATTTCTGGAGGAAGTTTCATAATGACATTGTCCGGATCTCCAGGAATGTCTTCAAAAAGTTCTTCAGCTGTAAATGTTAATGTTGTCATTTCTTTCCAATTATCATAAATCGTTTGTATAACTGTAGTTGCAGTTCGCCTTGCCACAGCACTTGTATTTTACTTTGTTCTGCGAATTCGTCAACTGAGTCGGCAATTCTAATATGCTCGGCTATCTTGTAATTATTACTTTGTAGCACTAGCAAACTATTTATTGGCATTCGTTCCAACCAAGTATTATATTGCTCTTGTGTGATATGTTCACAACTAGTGTTAATAATAATATCTCCGTGGATTGGAACAGTACACATGTCTCCCGTAATAGCTTTAAAACGGCCGTCTTGTTCTTCTATCTTATTCATCATAGTAGCAACATGCTGGCACAGTGGATCGATATCCACACTGGCAATATAACGAGCAGGTATTTTACTTTGAAATATCATACTAGCCAACACACCAACCCATCCCCCATGTATTTCTATACGGCTGGGTTTAGTTACAAACGGCTCTAGATTATCTATAAGCCATTCTTTGCTTTTCATCTGCCCACTCCAAAACGCATCGAGTGTGCGCATTGGGTTGTTGCTTTCTCGGATAGCGTTCATCCAAAAATGTAAATGTTCTATATCAATCTTCATCATCACTCCACGGCACTGGACGCCAGCCCAGTCGATTTAAATCCAATTCAATTTCTTCAGTAACTTGCCCTTCGGGTACGTATCCGTTTGCCGGGCGATGATCTAACCCGTATCCAGAATCATCATTGCCAATACCCGAGCAGTACCAATCAATGTAGTCACCCTGTTCACGCATGTCGGCAACAATACCACCACTATGACGCCAACTGCATGACCAAGTTTCACCTTTCATCTCTTGCCAAAACTCTCTGCTTTGCCAAGTCATATTACACATGGCCGCATACAAGTTTTGAGCATAACTATCGGACTGCTTGACTTTATCGCATAGCTCTTTACTACTACGGAGATCATACTCCATATTGTTCTTTTGCCAAGCTGGATCGTTGATCTTGTTAGCATCATCAATCTTAATCTGCTCCCACATTTCAATATAGGCTTGATTAACTTCTTCGCCCTTTTCCTCTGCCCGTTTGATTGCGCCTTCCTTTTGGAAGGTATGCCGTTCAGGGCTTGATGCTACTTTTTTCATTTATGCCATGAACCTTGAAAACAATGTAATATTTCGTGTGCTAATGTATCTGGATCTGTATTACGTGCAGTAACAATTACACAACTTTCTTTGGTCCAAAAACTACAAGCTAGACTGGGTTGTTTGAAAGTTGGTTGCCCGTACTTGGAACGTTCTGCATTACAGGCTTCCGTCACATTGCCAACATACCGCCATGTGATAGCACTTGTGCTGGTAAAGTTCTTACTAGCATCAATATTGCCAATTGTCTGTGCAACTGCAATATTCGATATAAACATAAGTGTTAACAAAATCTTTTTCATTCAATGCCTTTCAGTGCCTAAGTTAAAATGGTGTAGACGGCAGGATTCGAACCTGCAAAGCATGACTAAGTCACAAGCCCTGTCCCTCCGTTCAGTTGGGGTCAACTTACTAGGAGGAGGTATACCATGTTCCACTCACGTCTACCTTGTTAGTATACTATCTTTTGAGTGCTGTGTCAATTATTTTTGAGTAGTATTTAATCACGTTAAATACGTGCGATATGAATTTTAATCAAATACCTTACCAAAATATTGTTCGTTTTGGCCAACAAACAATGCTCGACAATCGACTATTTAACGTAAGTTGGATCTTGGGTAGATTTTGTAACTACAATTGTAGTTATTGTTGGCCCTATGCTCGTAGCGACAAAGTTGACCATCAAAATTTAGAAGTGTATACACGTACAATAGATGAAATTAAACAACAAGGAAAATCCAATGGATTTAATCGATTTCATTGGAGCTTCAGTGGTGGCGAACCCACAGCATACAAACAGTTAAACGAATTGGTTAAACATTTAGATGATGGGCAAACATACCAAACTATACACATGACCACCAATTTATCGCCTGGTAGTAAGTGGTGGAATACGTGGTGTGCCAATACTGCATTATTGCAACGCCGTAGCATCACGGCCAGCTACCATGATGAATTTGCCAAGGAACAAGAGTTTGGCGACAAGTG